CTTGCTGAAAATCTATACTTTGTTTTCTCTTTATTATATGAAAGATTAAATGAAGGTAAAACATCTAAATACTCTCTATTCACATTTATTTTTGTTCCACTAAAATCTGCGGTTGATACATCAAATAAATTATACTCACCTCTTAATCCGGTGTTTAATTTCCACTTACCAAATTCAGTATCATACATTGTGTAAAGAGAACCCAAATCAAAATCGGCTGTGTATCTATCCGTATTATTTGTTATCTCATCCATCATATCAATTGATTGATATCTAAATACCCTAGCATTAAATCCTCTAATCTTTTTTAAGTAACCACCACCTATTTTAATCTTACCAAATTCTTTATTTACATTTCCATTAAAAGAGTTCTCATCCATTACACTCCAAAAACGATATGTATCTCTCCAAGCAGTTGTATATGGTTCGTTAGTACCTAATGATTTTGTAATAGGATTAATTCGGTAATCGGGTTGTTCTCTGAACATATAGTTATATCCTACATTAAAATCTAATGTTTTAATCTTACCATCTAATTGAGAATTTATTACAACATTATTCATATGATTTGATGCGGTAGAACGAACATTTTGAACGTTATCAAAGTTATCACCATTACGAGTCAGATAGTTATCATCTGATTGATAGTTTACTAAAGTTTTCCAACTGTATCTATTCTCACCTAAATAAGTTAAGTTAAGTAAACCATTTGCTGAAAATCTTTTTGTGAATAACGTATCTCTATAATCATACGCCAATTCAGTTGATGATTGATAATCAGTTCTATGAATGTAATTAGTTGTATATGTGTTTCGTATTGTAGAACTGAATAGTGAGTTCCATTTACCTTTTTTAATACCAAAAGATAATCCACCATTTAGGTTAGGTATTGATTTATATTCTTCGGTTGATGGGTTGTTAAACAATTTCGTATATGCTCTTTTATCACCATTTCCACTAATACGATATTTGTAAGTAGATGGGAATGTGGAAGGGAATTTAGTAGCTTGAACTAACTTAAAATCTCTAAAAGTTGAAACCAAACCCCAACCACTTCCCAATGACATGTTGAAAAAATTATCAGATACTTCTTTTGTTGAAACTTGAATTAACCCACCAGCCCAATCACCTGGTAAGTTTGCGGATGCTGATTTTGAAACAATAATATTATCTATTAGTGCAGTTGGTATTATATCAAATGAAAAAGCTCTTCTATCAGGTTCAGTTGATGGTAGTGGTGTTTTATTTAACCAAGCAGAATTATATCTATCAGATAATCCTCTTACCAATACAAATTTATCATTTTGAATAGTAACACCACTTACTCTTTTAAGAGCATCTCCTAAATTTCTATCTGGTGTCTTTTTTATAAATTCAGTTGAAATACCATCTGAAACAATATTACTATTTCGTATAGTTCTAATTATAGAAATTTCCGTTACCTTTTGTGGTGTTGTCCTAACAACCACTTCTGATAATTGTGTTGTATTTTCTTCTAAAATAATATCAAAATTTAAATCTGATGTTACATTTAGTTCTTTTATAAAATCTTTATATCCAACATAAGATGCTTTAATTTGATATGTGCCGGACTTTAAGATTATTTTATATTCCGCATTTTCATTTGAAATTGTAGAAAATAAATTTCCATTTACGTCTTTAAATGTTATGTGTGAAAAATATATTTTTTCTGAATTTGATTTGGTATTACCCGTTATTGTTACTTGAGCGAATAATGATACTGGTATTAGTAACAATAGTAAAAGAAACGTTCTCATATAGATGTTTTAAGTTAGTTCGTAAATAAGTATGGTTGCCACTTTTCAAGTACCCCAAAACTATATTAACTAATCATTAACTTTATATCATCATTTTATTAACAAAAAAACCCCCACCGAAGTGAGGGTCTTTTTAATCGCCAATTTTCTTACTTTTTTAAAAATCTTTTTACAAAATTTACTAAATAAGGAAGAACAAAATATCCAACTAATGCTCCACCTAAAAAGTGGATGTTGAATACGAAATCTAAAATTGTTTGCATTTTACTTTTCTGTTTTAGTTAATTGTAAATAACTTAATTAATAAAACAGGCGCCATTAGTAAATAAATATTCTCTAATATTATAAACCTCTATTGATTTAGTAGATTTAATATACTATTCACTGTATCTTTATCTACGTCTATCTCAATATATGGAATATTATTTTTGTCCAAAGCCGATTTTATCATATTGTCCAACTCAATACTTTGTTCTAATTTTTGATAACGTTCTTTATCATTATAATCAGTATTGAGATTTCTTTTTAATATGATATTCATATTATCATAATGATTATGAATCTTTAATAACATATCATCAAATTCTTTACCATATAAACAAGATGGATATTCGGCTGAATCATTATAGTAATCTTTATAAACCAAACTTAAAAGAATTGGTGAATCAACAACTATGTATTTTACTTTACCATATGATTTTGCTATACCTCTATGTTGATTTGCTATAACATATAATTGGTCTTTAATTGCTTCACCATTATTATCCCATGCCAATACTTTTGGAAATTCATAAGGACAATCACAACTAATATGTTTTCTTTTTAATTTATATGTTAATCCAGCAGCAATAGAAGATTTACCAATGCCGGGTCCTCCAAATAGGTTGATGATTTTGCTCATTTAGAAATCTTTTTATAAATGTAATGACCTTTACTACTACCCCACACTTGCTTTCCGTTTTTATCCCATCCTCTTTCCCAACTATGTATTTTATTTTTATAGACCATAAAATCAGTAGTAGTATAAGATGAACCTCTAAAAGTTGCTATACAATTTGTATCATTTGTTTTACCACCATATACACCTTTAAGAATTGGATATGCAACAGTAGTTATTTCTAAATCACAACCGGGCTTTAGATAAATATCTTTTGATGTTATTGATTTAATTGATTTTGGATTGAAATAAGAAAAGTTTTCTTGATTTTTTATATAGTAAATTCTTTGTAGTATTTTACCATCAACGATAGCTAATTGATAAACTCTTTGGCGGTATGGTTTATAATATAAAAACTCACCCTGTTCGGTGTAAACCCAATAGATACCATTTTTATCTTTTCTAATTAGTTTTGTGTAAACTCTTACATTATCAAATGTAGTATCTAACTTAGATTGCTCTTCAGTTGAAAATACTCCTGTAATTCTTTTTGTGTAATCTCTAAGATTTTTATTTGTCATCTGTCCAAATGATATTGTGGACATGAATACAAATATAATTAATAATAATTTTTTCATATTAAAATTTCCCCCATTGTGAGTGTTTGTTTTTATATTCTTCAGCCATTTTAAATCCTAAAAGGATATCACTAAAGAATTTACGGATTTTAGTAAATATTTTTTTCATAGTTGTAAAGATACGAAATTTTTAGTTAAAAGCAAAATAAAGGGGATATATTTCAATCCCCCTTATAATTTATTTTTTGTAGAATATTATCTACCAAATGTATAGCGAATACCTAACTGAGCTGTCCATACATCGAATACTGAAGAGTTTCTTTGATATGTATCTCTTGCTAAGATTGTACTACCATCTGCAAGTTTTTGTGTAGATAGAGTGTAAACAGGTTCTCCATTAACAGTTGATTTATAGTTCAACAATGCTGGAGCTGTTGCTCTTTGAGATACACCCCAATTGTCATTTAACATATTTCCAAAATTAAGGATATCAAAACGAATTTGGAAAGCGTTTCTTTCACCTTTAATTTTAACGAAAACATCCTGAGCAATTGATAGGTCAAATCTATGTAGGTATGGAAGAATACTTCCGTTTCTTTCTGCATATTGACCTCTACGAGTTGAAAGATAATCATCTTGCGAAATGAATGCATCAAATGCTGCTTGTTGTTGAGCCGCAGTAAATGTCACACCACTTGTTGTGAAATCTTCGAACTTAATATCTGAACCTTTTGTTGGTACAAAAATTAATTCATTATCTCTAACTCTATCTCCGTTCATATCGCCTGCTATGAAATAAGAAAATGGATTTGATTGTTGTCCTACATATCCTAAAGTAAATGTAGTAGCACCACCATATTTCTTACCATAATCCAATCGGTATCCTAGCAAACCTACAAAACGATTCTTAACTAAGAAATCAGAAATTGAAAGGTCTAAGTTATTGTTACCATTTACTGAACGAGCAGATTGCCAGCTACCACTTGCGATAGAACCAGCACTCATATAGTCTTGAGCATTTGCGGTAGTCCAAGCAAATGAACCCCACATACCATTAGAAATTGGTTTTTCTAATTTCAATGTAAGTGAGTTGTTAAATGCGCCATTTTTTGTTGTAAGAACGGCAGCCATAGAAACATTATCATTTACTCTTACACCAGCATCAGTACCTGCAAATCTTACTCTTTTGTCAACACCTGAAAAGTTTCCAACTGAAGCATCTAAGTTTGCGTTATAATAATGAACTGCGTTAATAGTTTTATTAAATAGAACTTCCGCACTTGCTACTAAACCTAACCAAGGTAACTTTTGGTCAACTGCCAAATTGTTTTTCCAAACTTGTGGCATTTTGTAGTTAGGGTCAGTTAATGCTAAATCAAATGTTGAAGGTAATGTTGGAGTTGATGGTACAAAATATTGATTAGGATTTGCGGTGAATCCATATTGTGATGCCGCTGAACCACTTACATCAATAAATCCTGTCAACACACCATTGTTACCAATTTGATTAGATAAGAATACATAAGGAGGTCTACCGGTAAAGATACCACTACCACCTCTGATTTGTGTTTTCTTTTCACCCTTTACATCATAGTTAAATCCGAAACGAGGTTCAAATAGAACTTGTGTTTTAGGCATTGTACCTGTATTCCATTTTTCACCACCTGCAAAAGTCATAGCGGTGATTACTTTGTTTTCCAATGCTGTATTTTCAAAATCAATAATGTTTGTTCTCACACCAAAAGTTAATTTTAAATCTTTCGTTGCATTGTATTCATCCTGCAAATAGAAATCCAAACGATTTGTTTTCAACACTTGCATTGGTTCTTCACCGCCTGGTAATGCTGAATAACGTAGTTGGAATCTAGAAGGTGCTAACGTAGAAGGTCTACCACCATTAGCAATTGATTGTCTTGCTGCTGCATAAAAATCATTCAAGCTATTAAAGATGTAAACACCATTAGAAGCTGGGTAGAATAGGTTGTTAGATTGATACTTTTGGAAATTGAAACCACCAACCAAAGTATGTTTTTCAAAATACTTAGTAATGTTGTTAGTAACATTAAATGTCCAATAATCTAATTTATTACCAGGAGTAAACGGGTCCATGCCTACGGATGTGTAAGTTGCTGAACCTTCTCTGATATCAATAGTTGGGAACATAGGACTCATATAAGCTCTATCTTCAATTTGCTTATCATAAGAAACGATTAAGTTGTTATGAAGTGTGTTAGAGATTTTAGAGTTCAATTCCAATACTGCTGAACGAGTGTTGTCCTGAATAATATAACCACTATTCTGAAAACTCATTGCGTTGAATTGAGTTGTTCTATTACCAGCACCAGCTGATTGAGAGTTTGAAATATTAATCTCCGCAGATGAATTGTGGTGAACATAACGAGCAGTTAATTTGTTCTTATCGTTAATATTCCAATCAGTTCTAATCAAAAACTTTTTAGATGTGTTATCATTAGAATATCCTTCAAACGGACCGGTTTCATAACCCAAACTATCTTTCATAAATTTAGATAGCTTAACCATATCAGCGTACTTAACACGGCTGATTTGTGAACCAGTCAATGGAGAACCATCCGAAATCCAAGTTGTACCAGGTTCGGTTCTTACGATATCTTCATAGTTACCAAAGATAAACAATTTGTTTTTAATAATTGGTGCACCCAAACGGAAACCTTGTACTTTTTCATTAAATTGTGAAGCAGTAACTGGTACACCATAAGCTGAATTACCAACATACGTTGAACTATTATTTCTTTGTGTTTGATAAACCGAACCCTCTACTTTATTAGTACCTGAACGAGTTACGGCATTAATACCAGCACCCGTAAAACCACTTTGACGAATATCAAATGGAGCAACGTTTACTTGCAATTGGTCAATCGCATCTAATGAAATTGCCGAAGCACCAGTTCTACCACCGGCTTGTGCGGATGAGCCCAAACCAAAGTTGTTATTAAACTGAGAACCATCAATTGTAAAGTTATTCAAACGAGAGTCTTGTGCTCCGAATGAACGACCATCACCAAATGGATTGTACTTAGTAATCCCATCAATAGTTCTAGCACCAGTGATTGGAATTGTACTTAATTCTCTACGTGAAAATTGTTGAGTTGCTCCAGTTCTTTCTTTAGAAAAAGTCCCGTTTTTTTGAGCGGATACAACAACTTCTGTCAAAGCAGTTGCTTCTTCAATCATCAAAAACTCAACATTGGTAGAGTTACCTAATTGAGTGTTGATTTCTTTTAGTTCTGCTTTTTTGTAACCAACGAATCTTGCATGAAGTGTGTAAGGTCCGCCCGGTCTAACTGCTGGAATCGTAAACACACCAGACTTATTGGTAACAGACGTATACTGTGTACCCGTTGGTTCGTGTGTTACGTGAACAGTTGCGCCAGGCAGTAATTCACCCTTCTGGTCCTTCACAATACCAGAAATGGTCGAGGTTGTAATTTGCGCAAACCCCGAAATCGCAGTCATTACCATAAGTAATAACACTAATCCTGCTTTTTTCATACGCATTTGTTTTTGTTTTAAAATTGAAACATATTAAAATAAAAAATGCTCGATTATTAGGTCGAGCATTTAATTGTTAAAAATTTAGTAAAAACCAAATTTCTAATATTTTTAGTAAAGGATTCCGTTATGTATGATGAATAGGTTAGTTGACGCCTATTATATCGGTAGGATACCGATTCAGTAAGAATATCAAGTAACATATTTGTTCGATTCATAGAGGTGTTATCTTTACTCATCCAAAATAAATAGATGATTTTTCTAAAATTTTAACAAATATACGAAAAAAAAATGTAAATTCCAAATTATATTTCTGCTAAGTTATTGATAATCAATACGAAAAAAATATTGAAAAAACAAACAAAAAGCTTGGAAATTTGGAATTTTATTCGTATATTTACATAGTAATAAAGAAATCAAAGTTATGAGACAAACTGAACAAAAAGCATTGGATTATTTGAAGAGTAACCCAATTGTAGCTGGATTTATTGAAAAATTGGATAAAGAACGTAAAGAGTATTACGAAAGAGCCAATATGCCAAACCAATACAAACCCGTAGTTGTTGAAGTTGGTAATAAATTCATCAGAATATGGCATGGTACATCTTGTTGGGGATTTATCAGTAGAGTTGATGGTGATTTAAAAGGTTCACCTATTAAGAAAGGTGATTTGTTAAAAGCCGCAACTTGGAAAGCGCCAGCAAAGCACGCTAGAGGTAATATTATCGATGGTACTGCTCGCTATGGGGTGTATGGGCCGGAATATTTATAAATTATAAATGGAGTTAAGACCAAATCAGATAGAACCTGTAAGAAGGGGTGTGGAATACTTTAAAAGTAAAAAACCACATCCTTCTATTATTGTTGCCCCAACGGCATTTGGTAAGTCAATTGTTATTGCCAAAATTGCTCACGAGTTAAACGAAAAGTTATTAGTAATCCAACCTTCAAAAGAATTATTGGAGCAAAATTATAATAAGTTTATTAACTTAGGTGGTAAAGCATCAATTTATTCCGCATCAATGAATGAAAAAGAAATTGGTGAGGTAACATATGCTACAATCGGTTCTATTGTTAATATTGCTTGGAAATTTAAAGAATTGGGTATCACAAAAGTTATTATAGATGAGTGTGACCGTTTTCCAAGAGAGCCTGATGGTATGTTGAGGAGATTCCTTACGGCAGCTAAAATTACTCACGTATTAGGATTAACCGCAACTCCACTAAAATTACAAACAAACATAGATGAGTATTTCCAACCATTCTCAAAATTGGTAATGCTTACATCAAAGAGTAAAAAAGGAAATTACTTCAAAGATATTATCCACGTTGCACAAATTAAAGAAATGTGTGATTTGGGTTTTTGGTCACCATTGGAATACGAATCGTATGATTTTGAAACTGGTGACTTGGTTTACAATTCAACAAAAGCTGATTTTACCGATGATAGTATCAAAAAAGCTTATAAACAAAATGATATTGCTGGTAAAATAATTAAAAGAATTTCGGAATTACCCGATAGAAAATCTATTCTAATTGCAGTACCATCTATTGATGAAGCAAAAGAGTTATCCACACGCCTTCCAAGTTGTGAAGCAGTATTTAGTGGAATGTCTGATTCAGATAGAAACCGAATTATTGATGATTTTAAATCTCTTAAATTGAGAATAGTAGTTCAGGTTACAATTCTATCAGTAGGGTTTGACCACCCGCAGTTAGATTGTATTATAACCGGCCGCCCTACGGCTTCATTGAGTTGGTGGTATCAGTTTGTAGGTAGAGTAACTCGTATCCATCCTGACAAAGCAAATGGGCTTGTAATCGATTTTGTGGGGAGTGTACCAAAGTTCGGAAAGGTAGAAGATTTATATTTCGAATATGAAGCACCATTATGGAAACTATATGGTGAGGGTACAAAGTTACTAACAGGTATTCCACTACACGAAATAGGATTACATAAACAAGGACAACCAAATCCACATGATGTGGTATCACAAGGACCTATTGTTAAAATGTCATTTGGTAAATACAAAGATACGGAAGTTCGTAAAATACCAGTTTGGTATCGTAATTGGTTATTGGATAATATTAAGTGGAATCCATTGAACAAACATATTCAACAAGAACTATTACGATTAAAAGATATCGGAGTGTAATAAAAAGAAACCCAATTAAAAGTTGGGTTTTTTAATGCCAAAATATTTATATGAAATAATATAGCAATGTCATATTTCATACATAAACAATTAATACCCGTAGACCAAAATATGGGTGACCCGAATTGGGCTAAAAGACAGATTTGGGTTTTAAAATTAAATCCAAACGATAGTATCGATGAATTTCAAAATTTAGAAGAAGCCCAATTAAAAAGAGATGAGTTAGATGCAGGAGACCCAACACCAAGAGTGTATAAGGTGGTTTTCAGAAATGAAGATGGGAGTTTTTCGGACATTTAGACCAAGTGTCCAAGTTTCCTGGTAACTGTCTAAGTCTTTATTTATACTGCTTTCAAGTGTCCCAGTGTCCAAGTGTCATAAATATATATACATAGCGCTGCCAAAAAGCAAAAAAAATTTAAAAAAATAAAATAAAGTTTGTTTTGCTTGGATTTAACATCTTAGATGAGATGTATGTAACCTTTTGTAAGAAGCAAAGAAACTATGGACCTGGCAACATTTCCGTAGGTACTCCATTGGAATCAAAGGATGATATTAAACTATCTCTTACAGGTCTTTGGTTTAGAATTAATGATAAAGTTCAACGCTTAAAGCAATTGGTAGTATTAGGACAACCTGATGAGGTTGGTGAATCTATCCAAGATACTTACGAAGATTTATCAGTATATGGTGTGATTGCACAACTTGTACAAAGAGGTAAATGGGGTAAGTAATGAAATCATATGTATGTTCAGTATATGGACAATTTTATTTGATTCCATATTTAAAAATAACACATACCAGAAAACTAAATGGTGATTTAGAATTTATCATTGGTTGGTTAAAATGGGAACTTATATTATCAATATGAATTGGAATGATTATTTTATTAATATAGCTGAGCAGGTAAAGCTCAAATCAAAAGATAAAAATACTCAAATAGGAGTGGTTATTGTTGGTAAGGATAATGAGATTGTTTCTACCGGCTATAATTCATTTCCAAGAGGAATCAATGATAATATTGATGAAAGACAGGAAAAGCCTGAAAAATACTTTTGGTTTGAACACGCCGAAAGAAACGCCATTTATAACGCAGCACGAATTGGTGTATCCACATTAGGAACTACAATGTATATGACTTGTGGTATCAGTTGCGCAGATTGCGCCCGAGCAATTATCAATTCGGGAATTTCAAAAATAGTTTTAAGGAAAGGTAGGGGTGCTACAAACCCAATATGGCAGGAATCAGCACAACGTTCTACACAAATGTTTGTTGAAGCTGGTATCATCGTAGAATATTACGATTAACCATATTTATAGGTATGGATTATATCAGATTACCCGAATTAATTAATACATATCCGCAACCAGGTAATTACATTAAACAAAGTACACGAAAATCAACTTTGTTTGGTATATACGATGATGTCAATAAATTAGACTTTGAATTACCAAATCTAAATACCATAAAAATTGTTAATAATACTTCATTTAGATTTATATTAGGAATACGAAAAAATAAATCTGATAGGTATATTAATTACTTTACTTCTAGAAGGTATATGCTTGATTTGAGAGAATCTCAAGAAGAAGGTAATCCTTATTTTTCACAATTCTCATTATTAAAAAATTACATAGTAGTAGTAGATTGGGAAAATTTTGATTTATTATTTGGTGATTTAGTTCCTGTTGAATTTAAGCAGGGTGTACTAATGCAAACTAATAATTGTATTCAAAAACCAAATCCAGAATCGGAAACAACTTTTGTAAATTATGAATTACTTGCAAAATATGTTGATTGGGTTGTTAGCGCACCAACGCCAGCAGAAATAGGCTCTGATGGAGTTATCCCAGCTCCCGGACTTGGTGGTTGGTATGAAGGTGAATATAATCCAACTAAAGGTTATTTTACATTTGACAAAGCTGAAGTTTTCCAAAACCCAGAAGGAACTGGTACATCTGAAGATTATGGTAAAAAAGTATTTAGTAATGACCCTAAAATAAAATACGCACCATTTTCTGAAAAAGGAAAAGACTTACAATTTAAAAAAGTTGATAAAACTGGAATATGGTATTATTGGAATGAAAGCTTACAAATTTGGCAAAAATATGGTTTTGAAGAACCGCCAAAAAATTTCACACCATATACAAATATAACAGGTAAATCATCAAATACTGCCACAAACACAGGTGGTACTGGAACTGGCAATACAAATACCAGCGGAGGTAATAATAGTGGTGGTAGTGGTGGTAGTGGTGGACCAGGTGGTGGACGTAGAGGAATGTTATAACATCATTACTTTATAAAAACTTCTTAATATTTATTACTGTAACCTATGGGTTATTAGTTTTAAAAATCAGTTGGTGTAATGAACGTATATTCAAACGTAAATTGGAAGCAATATTTTAACTATACTAATCCCACCATCAACAGCTATCTCCAAAAATACGGAAATGGATTTATTGAGCAAACATTTAATAGAATATGTTTAGCTCATAAAACAAAAAAATCAAAAATTATTTTAATAAGGTTCAGAGATTCTGATATAGTTTCTATTTTAGAAAGTAAAGACTATATTAAGGCATTAGAAATACTATTGTCCTTTTGTATAAAAATAGAATATTATGAAATATGTACTGATATTCAAAAACAAATACGAAAAATGAAAGGAAAAAGTAGAAAAAATACTCAAAAACAAATTGTAAATTTGTAAGTTATGATTAGTACTTAACAAAATAAAATAGTATGGCTAGAAAGAAAGAGGCTGTTGCCGAACCACTAATTGAACAAATTCATTCAGTACCAAAGGTTATAAAGAAAATTAAATTTAAAACAAAAAACCAAAAAAGATTTTATAAAGCCATAGAGAATCAAGCAAATAATATAATAATGGCTCACGCATTAGCTGGAGCCGGAAAAACATATGTTTCAATTCAAAAAGGATTGGAGATGATGTTAAATAAAGGTGAAGATATAAACAAAATTGTAATAATAAATCCAACTGTTGATGTTGGAAATGAAGATAAGTTGGGACATTTGCCGGGAGATTTAATGAGCAAGATTGAAGTTCATAATGAATCATCCATCTATATTTTAAATAAAATAATAGGTCCAGTTGAAACAAAAAAACTTATAGAAAACGGAAAGATAGAATTTAGAGTACTTAATTTTCTAAGAGGTATTAACTTTGAAAAGGCTTATATTATTTTAGATGAAGCACAAAACGCATCACCACTTCAATTGAAAACTTTAATAACTCGTATTTCAGATGATTCAAAATTAATCATAGAAGGGGATTTATCGCAGTGTGATAAATACAGAGCAAATGGAACACCTGCATATCAGAAAAGTGGATTTTATGATGTGTGGAAACGATTGGCAGGAGTTAGGGGAATATATCAAGTTGAGTTCACCAAAGAAGATTGTATTCGTTCTGGTATCGTTAAGAGGGTATTGGAGAAATACGAAGAAGAAGAGCAAATATATTTGGGAGAAACCAACCCTTTTCAATTAGATATTGACTTTGTACCATTGGTAGATGGTATGGACATGGAAGTTATTGAAAATGAATGACATATAACTTGTTGATTATCAATAACTTATGATTTTTTTAGTAAACCCTTGATTTTCAAGGGTTTATTTTTTACAAAAAGTTTGGAAATATCATAAAACTTTTGTATATTTGATAGTAATAATTAGAGAAGATATGAAAGAAAAGAAGGTAGTATGGATTGACATGGATGGTGTTTTGGTTGATTTTAGCAAACAAGTAGAAACCACTATATCAAAAAACCCATTTTTAAAAGAAGCATACAAAGGTAGGTATGACCACATACCGGGTATCTTCAGAAACCCACCTCCAATTGAAGGAGCTATTGAAGCTATTAACAAATTAGCAGAAAGTGGTAAGTATGAATTGTATATCGCTACCGCAGCACCTTGGGGAAATCCGATGGCAGCTATGGATAAGAGATTTTGGATTGAAGAACACTTCGGACGTTTGTTTCACAAAAAAATGTGTATAACTCACTTAAAAAATATGTTGATTGGTGATTATCTAATTGATGATAGAACCGCTAACGGAGCAGGAGAATTCAAAGGTGAACTATTACGATTTGGTTGGTCTTATGAAACTGAAACTTTTAACGAATACCCAACTTGGGAATCTATATTAGAAAAACTTCTATGAAACGTATCTTAACCCTATCAATTTTTTCACTATTTTTAATAAGTTGTGAAAAAGACATTATTGTAGAACCAATACAATATCAATTATCAATTGATTCCGTACTTACACAAAATGGTGTCAAAAGTTTACCAAAAGATTCAAATGGTTTTTATAGATTAAAATTTGTTTCAAATGGCACACCACAATCACACAGAGTTGTTGGTAAAATTTTGGCAAATGGTAATGAACCATATCCACCTCAAAAAGTAACTTTTGAAAGTAATCTTTATTGGTGGTTAAGACAAGGCGATACAACGGCAACTATTACACAAGCTTATGTAAATTATTTTACAGGCCAATATACAATAGTTAACCTTCCACCAATGATTGCTAATAAAGATGAATTAGTTCCTACAACAAATTGTTGCTCATATAGTGGAAGAGGTGGTGAAATTAATACTATTATAGCACCTATTAGAGAAATGATTGGTGATACTTTAGTTTTAAAGGCGAGCCATTATACATCCGATACAATTGTTTATATAAAAGTTATTATAGAATGAGAAAAAAAGAAATTAAATTACCATTAACTCCAATAACCGAAAAAACATTTGAAAGACAGGGTTGGACTAAACATAATATTGGTGATGCTATTATGGATGATGATGATACAAATGATTCCGATGCGTATTATTTTTCAATATCACTTCCAAAAGAAAGAGATGATGAATATGCACCACAATTAGTTTCTAATGCAACTGATGAATTAGGTATTCTTAAAGATATTGGTTTAAAGCCCGGACAATTCTTTGTTGAAATGGCTGATATGGATGGATTAGGTTTTTGCTCGAGTGAGGAAGAACTACAAATCTTATATTCAGCACTGACTGGTGAAGATATTGAAGAAAATTTGGAAAATCAAAAATAAAATGTTATATTTGTACTATGAGAAATTATAATGAACAACAACTGCAAGAAAATTACGAAAAGTTCTTAGAATTTATTCGTAAAGCATTCGCCAAACAACCTGAGCGAATGGAAAAATTGTTACATATGTATTCTGAAGAAGAATTGGGAATGGAATTACTTATGGCGCCAGCTAGTGGTAAAGCACATTTTCATTCTGCGTATAATGGTGGTTATATTGACCACGTTATGAATGTATGTAAGAATTCAATGGGAATGATGAAGCAATTCAAAGAAAATGGAGGCATCATCGATTTTGAAATAGAAGAGCTACTATTTGCAGCACTTCATCACGACTTAGGAAAGTTGGGAGATTTGGGTAAACCATACTATATCGAACAAGAATCAGATTGGCATAGAAAGAATCAAGGTTCTCTATTCAAACAAAACCCTGAAATCCATTATATGGATGTAACACATAGAGCACTATGGACTTTACAAAAGTATGGTATTCAATTTACACAAAAAGAAATGTTGGGTATTATGTTGGCGGATGGATTGTATAATAAAGGAAATGAAAAATACTTTATTTCATATGATGAAAACTTCCAATTGAAAACTGAACTACCTTATCTATTACATTGGGCAGACCATATGAGTTGCCGAATTGAAAATAGTGAATATAAAAATGGATTGAAATTTTAATCTACTTTATATTTATATAACGATGGGGCTGGCCAGCACATCACCGTATTCGCCCAAAAGGGAATACACTTAACGCTTAAAAAAAGGTAAAAAAATGAAAAATCAAATTCAAAGGGGATTCCCTACCCCATTCCATAGGGATGAGTTCTTAGCACCATTCGATACACTCTTTGACAGAATGTTATCAAATACATTTCCGGAGTTAGCAAAAGAAGTTGGTGTTGATGTTTTCCAAAAAGGTGCATATCCAAAATGTGATATCATCAACTTCGATGACAGAATCGAAATCATAGCAGAAATTCCTGGTATTAGTAAAGAACAACTATCAATTGATGTTGATGGTGATGTTATTACTTTAAAAGGAGAAAAAGGTGGACAAACCGAAGTTACAGGTGGAGGTGAGTATCTAAGACGAGAACTAAAACGTTCATCATTTCAAAGAAGCTTTACAGCAGATTCTAAAATATTTAATTTAGATTCTATTAAAGCTAAATTTGGAGATGGGATTTTAGAATTACAAATTCCAAAAAGAGAAAAGGAACAACCTAAAAAAAGGACAATTACAATAGGTTAATTGGATAATACAGAATGGGGTGGGTATCAAAATCCCACCCTTTTCTTTTTTTAATATATTTATATATTGAACATAAACAAAAAATTATGAAACCAGAATACAAAATTAGAGCTCAAGAAAACTTAGAAGCAATTACTAAGAGAGCAACTATGATTAGTGAAATGTTAGAAGGAAAAAGACCAGCAAATCCAGCTGAGGCTATTAAGCTATCTAAAGAGATTGAAAGATTGGTAGAATTAACAACAAACATTGTAGATTTATCTTAAAATGAATTGGTTAAGAGTATTAGTTGGATTTTCGGCAATCCTTGTTGCTGGATGTGCGGCGTACTTTTCCGTAACCGGATTGGGTGTACTATTTGCTGGAGCATCTGCTTCGGTAATGGTAATGGCTGGTTCATTAGAATTGGCTAAATTAGTAGCAGCAACTTATCTAAAGCAAGAGTGGGATAACCTTAAAGGATTTAACAAATGGTATTTAACAATATCAGTTGGAACTTTAATGCTTATCACATCAGCAGGTATATTTGGATATCTATCTAATGCATTCCAACAACAAAACTTAGAACTACAAAAAGTTGAAAGAGATATAGCAGTATATCAAACCCAAATTACTAAAAATGATGCGGAGATAGCTCGATATACAACTCAATTAACTAACCAACAAAATATTCGTAACTCACAGGAGGCTAACTTATCCAAACAAATTGATAAGGATAAATCCACTTCAAGAGTTTCACAAATGATTAGAACTGCTGATAAAGAAATAGCATCAGTATCTAAACGTATTGATGAATTGACAATACAAAACAATGTAGCATTAGATTCAATTAATAATATTAAAAATAACAACATTGAATTAGAAAGAGAAGTGGGTGGATTCAGATTCGTAGCTGAAGCATTTAATGTCCCACTTAATGATGTTGTAAAATTCTTTATCCTTATAATCGTATTAGTATTTGACCCATTAGCAGTAGCATTGATTATTGCATTTAATGGATTAATAATGAGACGTAAAGAAGAAGATGGTATAGATGTTATTATAGATGATGGTGGTATTTCGGATATCCTTAAAAAAGAAAAGGAATACGAAGTGTATGGCGATAAAGAAAAACAAAGAGAAGCTATTATAGAAATGATGAAAGGTGATGAGGAATTGGGATTATATGATGAACCAAACGAAGCATTAGTAGAAGCGGCTCAACAATATGAAGCCGAAAAAAAAAACGAAATTGATTCCACTCCAACGAATGTGGCAGAAAATCAAATAGATGAAGAACTGTTTGAGCTAAAGCAAGATGTATCACGCAGACCTATTGATTTAGATGGTGATGGTGCTATTGATGGCTGGGATACTGATGGTGATGGGTTAATTGATGAAATAGCACCGAATTCATCAAATAGAAAGCTATACGCTAAAAACACTAAACCATACTACGCTAACCAAGAATTTAATTGGAGTGACCGTAGTAAGTGGATAAATGACCAAAATGCAGTAAATTACTGGTTTACCCACATAAGAAAGAACGAAAGATACCCTACGGATTTCGAATCAAAAACATATTAAGAAATATTTGGAAATTACCAAATAATTTCGTATATTTGTGTATTACTAATCGTAAAAGTTTATGAATTTAGGATACGCATGTATTAATATGAGTATGGGTAAGAAAGTTACCACTAACCGAGCTATGGTTAAACGTACATTTGAATCTAAGGGTTTAGATTACGTTTCTGAACTTGCATTACTCAACGCAAAAGATATTATTAGGATTTTGGAATGGAATAGATTAAATGGAATCTATTTTTTCCGATTATCATCTGCATTAATTCCTTGGGGTGACCATTTAGATTTAACACAACTAAAGGATTATACTGAAATTAAAAGAGAGTTAAAGAAAGCAGGTGATTTTGCTAAGTTTTGGAATATGCGTATTACTTCACATCCTGGTCCATTTGTTGTACTCACATCACCAAATGAAAAAGTTGTTACAAACGCTATAGCAGATTTAGAATTACATGCTAAAGTATTTGATATGATGGGATTATCTAAAACCCCATTTAACAAAATCAATATTCATTGTAATGGTGTTTATGGAGATAAACAATCAGCTATGGATAGATTTTGTGAAAACTTCAAAAAACTATCACCTTCAGTTCGTAAAAGATTAACTATTGAAAACGATGATAAGGCTAGTATGTATTCAGTTAAAGACCTTATGTATATTCATAAACAAATTGGTATCCCAATTGTTTTCGATTATCATCACCACAAATTTTGCACCGGTGAATTAACCGAAAAAGAGGCTTTAGAATTAGCAATTTCAACTTGGCCAGCTGATATAACACCTATTGTTCATTATTCAGAATCCAAATCATTACATGAAAATAATAGCAAGCTAAAACCACAAGCACATTCAGATTATATTGATTCATTACCTAACACATATGGGCATGATGTAGATATTATGGTTGAAGCAAAAGCAAAAGAATTAGCAATATTACCTTTTGTTGGTAGAGATGCTATATGTGAATATAGTGGATTATTAAATGTAAATAACTATAAAAAGTATGAAACATCAGCTATATAATTTATTTGCAACACCAGTTATGAAATTCGCATCCGAAGAAATTATATCGGATGAATTAGTAAAATCAATTACTTTTTACAAAAACGATTCTTATAATAATTTTGGTAATAAAACAACAAATGATTCTTTTATATTAGATAAACAAGAGTTTAAAAATTTAAAACAATTTATAGATAAATGTTTATATGATTATGTTGAAATAATTTATGGCTCAAATCCATACATTACTAAATTAAAAGTAACTCAATCTTGGTTAAATTATACAAATAAAAACGAATATCATCATACTCACAACCACCCAAACAGTTTAGTTTCCGGTGTGTTTTATTTTAATGCTGATGAACAATATGATGAGATAGCATTTTTTAATCCAAAGTATAATCAAATAGAATTACCAATTATAAAATATACTGATTATAATGTAATTGAGTGTGCATTGAAAATAAAAACTGGAGATTTAGTATTATTTCCATCATCATTACAACATGCAGTTCCAACGAAAGTTGGAGATAATGAAAGAATAAGTTTAGCATTTAATACGTTTGTTAGTGGAGAATTGGGAAAGGCAGAACATTTAAATTATTTAAAACTATAAAGGATTGATAACATACGCAGCCATATTAACATTTCAAATATTATTTAATGTATTTAAAACAATGGAAATTAAATACACATATGAAAATAAATTAAATAGTCTACTGATTAATTCAGTATGGATTAATTTAGTATCATTGGCTGGTATGTATTTTTCACTACAACCACTACTATTTGAAAAAGATTTTTTAGTATTACCATTTTATATTGGTGGAAGTGTTTTGGGTAAGTGGATAGCAATGACAAAGATGGATAATATTGAATTTAAAATATTTTCGTTCTTTACAAAAAAAACTGAAAAAATAAAAAAGAAATGAAAGCAATTTTAGAATTTGATTTTGATAAAGAAGATAGTGATGACCGTATTCAATTTCAAGACGCTGTTGATGGTACTAAGTGGAAACTTGCTATGTGGGAATTAGACCAATGGTTAAGAGCACAAATAAAATATGCACCGGATACTATGAGTGATGATACACATAAAACTCTACAAGAATGTAGAGATAAATTACATTATATACTAAGCGATAATAATTTAAATTTAGATTAATATGAATAATATAGATAGAAAATATCAACAATTACTTAGTGATATCATAGAATTTGGTGTAGAAAAAAAAGATAGAACTGGGACAGGTACTATATCTGAATTCGGACATCAAATCAGACATAAAATGAGTGAAGGGTTTCCATTACTTACAACCAAAAAGATGGCATTCAAAACAATCGTAACCGAATTGTTGTGGTTTCTTCGTGGTGATACCAATATCAAGTATTTGGTTGAGAATGGATGTCATATTTGGGATGGTGATGCTTATAAAAACTATCAAACAGACTGGTTAAAAGAAAACCCACCATTCTCTGGACCATATGATAATGTTTGTTTAACAAAAGAAGAATTTATTAACGAAATCAAAACTAATAATGAATTTGCAAAAGTGTGGGGTGAATTAGGACCAATCTACGGTAAACAATGGAGGAAGTGGTCACCTGAAGCGGGTGAGGTTAACAAAGGTGGTGTGGACCAAATCCAAAACCTTATCAACGAGTTAAAAACAAATCCAGACTCACGAAGGTTGATGGTGTCTGCTTGGAACGTAGGAGAATTAAATCAAATGGTACTTCCACCTTGTCATTATGGATTTCAATGTTATGTGAGAGATGGTAAGTATCTTTCTTTAATGTGGAATCAACGAAGTGTAGATACATTTTTAGGTTTACCATTCAACATTGCTTCTTATGGTTTACTACTTGAAATCATAGCTAAAGAAGTTAATATGATACCTGATGAGTTAATTGGTAATTTGGGTGATGTTCATTTATATTCAAATCATATTGAACAAGCAAAAGAACAAATAACTCGAGTTCCGTATGAGTTACCTACAATTAAGATAGAAGATGACGTAGTATGGGCAGAATATGATTGCTTACCATCATACTCAATTAAGGATTTTACCTTAGAAAATTACCAATCGCATCCAGCAATTAAAGCACCTTTAAGTAATTAATTATGGCAAACTTTGATGTAAAAATAAAATCCCCGAAAAGAGTAGAAAAGAAATGGGGATATGAATTGTGGATTCATAATGATTCTCAGTATTGTGGAAAGTTGTTAGTATTCAATAATAGTGGTGATAAGTTCTCAATGCATTATCATATGTTAAAAAACGAAACTTGGTATGTGCAAGAGGGAGCATTTCAGTTTGATTGGATTGATACCGAATCTTCTGAAAGATGTTACACTCAATTACAAAAAGGAGATGTTGTTTACATAGAAAAAGGATTACCACATCAATTAATTGCACTTACTGATAATGCTACTGTATTTGAAGTTAGTACTGAACACTTTGATGAAGATAGTTATAGAATTTATAGAAACGGACCAAAAGATTTAGAATGACATACATTAATAAACACTTACCAAAATACGAAGATTTAAAAAAAGAATTAGAATCAAATCCTGATAATCTAAGATATTATACAAAATACGAAGGGTTCATTGGTGATTCGGATTCTATTGCTTATATAAACTTTAAAATTAACAAACTAACAAAGAAAAAACAAATGAAAACATTTTTAACATATGATGATATCCAACTTGTTCCAGCGTACTCTGAAATTGAAACAAGAAAAAGTATCAAACTACAAACTTTAGTTACAAAACGATATGGATTAAACACTCCATTAGTAGCATCTCCAATGGATACTGTTTGTGGATTAGATATGGCGTACAAAATGATGCTAATGGGTGGTGTTGGTTGTATTCATAGATTTATGAGTATTGATGAACAATCTGAAATTATAAAGCATTTAAAATATAAAATTTACGGAGATGGATTTGGTGGACCATTTGAAGAGTGGGGAATTATGTATGATGATTGGCATTCTGAAATCAAACAAGTACCTATTATGGCTGCGGTTGGTGCTAATGGGGATTATTTAGAAAGAGCACAATCATTAATTGCAGCCGGTGCAAATATTATCTTAATTGATGTAGCACATGGTCATCATCAAAATGTAAAATTAGCAATCGAAAACATTAAAGCAATTAGTTCAGAAGTTGATGTAATTGCTGGAAATATAGCTACGGCAGAAGCAGCTATGGATTTACAAAGTTGGGGAGCTGATGGATTGAGAGTTGGAGTTGGTGGTGGTTCACTTTGTACTACTCGTATTAAAACTGGATTTGGTGTACCAAATGTAACTTGTTTAGAAGAAATTATTTCAGTATCAAAAGTACCAGTAATGGCAGATGGTGGAATTCGTACAAGTGGTGATATCTCCAAAGCATTAGCATTAGGGGCATCATCTGTTATGTTAGGTTCTTTATTAGCTGGAACTGATGAAGCACCTGGTCAAATTATTCAAAAGCAAAATGGACTATATAAACGATACAGAGGAGCTGCATCTTTGGAAACAAAAGTAACTCACGGACAAGAAGCTAGAAACGTAGAAGGTGAATCTACAATTATTCCATATAAGGGTGGTGTAAAATATATCATCACCGAATTGTTAGATGGAGTACGTTCATCATTATCATATGGTGGAGCAACATCATTAAAAGAATTCAATCCACATTATGTTATTGTAACAAATGCTGGTATCACCGAAGCAAAACCACACTTACTATAAAACAAAACTTATGAAAGTTAAAAAAATAGAAAAATCAGAAATATCAGCAGATGATATTCAACTTTATAAAGATTCCATAAAAAAACTAAAAGGAGTTGTATTCACAGCAAATGATGTGAATATGAATAAAAGAATTATAACAATTAGATTAGGAAATGTAGAAGATGAATTAACACTAGTTAATCCAATACCAACTACCATTTCGGAAAAACCATTGGTTTATTTTGAAAAAGATTTTATAAAAAACAAAGTTAGAAAAACCATAAGATATCCGTATTTGGTAATTGATACTGATAATTTAGGTAGTGTTGAATTTAAAGCCGATAACCAAAATGGTGATTGGAAAAATGCAGATGAGTTTTTTACTGATGCTGGTTTGTTGGAATGTGTATTAGTTCAAAGAGCAATTGATGCTATGGATGGTGTTGATATAACTCACCCAATACGAGCATATTCAGAAACTGTTGTTAAAGATAAAGAGCCTGGTAGAAATGATAAACTTATGTTACAAGGACCTGATGGTGATATGATTTTTGTTAAATATAAAAAAGCAGAATCGTATATTAAAATGGGATATAAAAAAGTATAAATTTTTGATATATGGCTAAGATGATATTTAATATAGATAAGACAGATTATAGAGAAGCATTCAATATAGAGTTATCTGTTCCTGATGATATGAACATTTTTGAGTTCAAAACAGTTTGTACTCCGGTTCTTTACAAACAATTTAATTATGCAAAGTATATTAGAAATGAATTTGCTATCTCAGCAAGAAGAATTAATTAAACTACAAATACTATTACATGCATTAGTAGATGAATTAGTTGAGACAGACGTAATTTCAGCAGAATCTTTGGATTCCAGATTGAAAGAAAAAGTTGATTTGGTAAATAAAATAATAGAAAAACAAAAAGAAAAATTACATTTAAATGATGATATTGCTTTAAGTAATATTTTCAATGCTCCTATGGGAGAGGCTTAAATTTGGAAATGTGAAAAAAATATCGTATATTTGTATAATATACTTTTAAAAAATATGGAAACTAGAGGTTCAAAAATAATATTTGTTTTCTTCTGCTTGATTGTTTTGGGATATATCTCAAATATAACTCAAAAACAAAACGTAGCTGAGATAAAAAAAGTGGAGGATATAAAGTTAAATACCAATATTGTGGATTTAACAAATTACCCATTAAAGAAAATGAGTTCATTTTTGCGAGCAATAGGTAGAACTGAATCTGGAAATGACTATCAGGCTGTAAATAGATTTGGATATTTAGGTAGATATCAATTTCATCCAAGAACAATAAATGGACTTGGTTATGATATTGATGATTCTACTTTTTTAAATACACCACATTTGCAAGATAAAGTTATGATGGATTATTTAAGGTATAATAAAAAAATATTAAGTAAATACATCCGTAAATGGAACGGAAAAATTATAGGTGATAAGGTAGTAACGGAAAGTGGTATATTAGCAGCCGCCCATCTTGTTGGACCGGGTGGTGTTATGGAATACTTCGATAAGGGAGTTGATTCTTCCGATGCTAATGGAACAAAAGTGAGTAACTATTTGTTTAGGTTTAGCGGATATAAAATTAAAATATAAAATATATGAGTTTATTTGTTTATTTTTTATTGGTAGTTGTACTACCAGCTTCGGTAATATTTAATATTCTTCTTTTAATAAGAGGTTTAAATATTGTTAAGCAAAACGAACAATTAGTAGATGTTGTTAATGAATATGATTTAAGACAATTTGAAACATCTCAAAAATTAGAAACAATGCTTCAAACAATGAAGGATATCGATAGTAGTGGGGCATTTGAATCCGATGATGAAGTTGGTTCTGTTTTTAACCAACTAAAAGAAACTATCGAAATTTACAAAAAAGAAATTTAAATATGCCTAGAAAAAAGAAAAGTAAACAATACTTTACATTAGATACAGAACAAGCTATTATTGAATATAATAAAACAAAAGACCCATTAAAAAGAAATAAAATATATGTGGAAAGCATACAATATCCTTTTGAAAAGTTAGCTGAAAATATTCTAAATACATTTAAGTTTTCCTATTTTGATGTACCTAAACAGGACGTTCAAATGGAAGTTGTTTCTACATTGATTGAAAAAATTCATATGTTTAAAGAAGGAAAGGGTAAAGCCTTTTCTTATTTTAGTATCGTTGCAAAAAACCATTTAATTCTTAAAAATAATGGTAACTACAAACGATTTAAAAAAACATCACTACTTTCAGAAATGCCTGAAAGTTGGAATCCACCAGATGATTTTGAACATGTTGAGTTAGGTAAGGAGTATAACGAATTTAAAGATTTGATGCTAATCTATTGGGACAAAAATCTTACAAAGGTTTTTACCAAAAAAAGAGATATACAAATAGCCGATGCGGTATTAGAATTATTCCGTAGAAGTCAATACATTGAAAACTTTAATAAGAAACATTTATATCTTCTAATTAGAGAAATGACAGATTGTAAAACACATTATATTACAAAAGTAGTTAATGTAATGAAGGAGCATCAAAGAAGAATATTAAATGAATATTTGGATTATGGTTCTGTTACCAACCAAAATGATGATTTTTGGGAAGAAACATATTTATATGAGGAATAAAAGCATATATTATGACGGATTTATTATCAATGTTACTACACAGCCGTAATCAGGCTCATGTATTTCATCTTAGAGTATCACCTAAAGGGTTAGCTCCACACTTAGCTCTACAATCATATTATGAAGGTATTGTTCCATTAATAGATGAACTTGCAGAAGGATACCAAGGTATGGTTGGTTTAATTGAATTTAAACCAGTTAAAGGATTGGATAACGATGCATCTATTGATAATATAATTTCTTACTTCGAAACTCTCCTAAAATTTGTTAAAAAGCAAAGACAATCAGAAGAAATTTCATCTTCTTGGATTCAAAACGAAATAGATAATATTGAAAAGTTAATCTATCAGACAATGTATAAATTGAAAAATTTATAATATTTACTGTTAAGGATTAAATAGTTTTTAAAAATAGTTAGTACCAATAGGTTTTTTTAAAGGTTTCTTTATGTGTTATACTAATAATACAAAAGGATTATATGATGAAGAACTTATTGGTTTTTTTATTTGCATTACTATACATAAACGTAACTCAAGCACAAACCCAAATTTTTGTTGGTGATGTAACCAATGGTATTAAGATTGGGCCTATGATTGGTAATAAAAACCTTATATTAGGTCTGAGAAATATTGCAGAGGAAGCTTTTATGGATAAGGGTTTTGATATCGTTGCAAAAAACGATTCAACCATGAAACTTAATATGGAGATTGTGTATTTCGATATACTATCCACAAACGCTGGTGTTAGCGTATTTCACAAAACAAATGCTGAAACCATTATCCGAATAAAAGGGTATTTGGTAAAAGATGGTAAGAAGGTTAAAGAATATTTAGCAACCGGAAAATCATCGGAAATTTCTACGTCAACTATGGTTATAGATGAAGGTGGTGGTATAAATCAACAAGCTGCCCGTTCTGCTCTTAAAAAAACAATTATAGAACTAATTGACAAACTAACCATATGAAAAAACTATTATTATTAGCTGGATTACTAATCTCCAGCTTTTCGATTTTCGCTCAAAACCCATCTATTGGACATTTTCAGCAATTGCAAACTGTAAAAAGAGGTGATACCTTAGAAGTAGCTTGGTACTATCAACCAGTGGCAAATACGGATATCCGTTCTTTCCAAGTTGATTTTCAGTACAAAAAACAACTTTTAACACACATCTCTACTACGGTAGCATCTACCTACAATTCACAAACTCCGTATGTGGATTACAAACAATTTGATAACTACAAATATAATTCATATTCAAATGGAGCGTACAATTACACAACTGATACCAGTTGGACTGTTGCTAGAAACTATTTAATTTTAGCTAGTGGTAATGCTATATCATCAAATTCTTATATTATTTACAACAAATATAAAATTAATGATGTACAATCAAACTTCGCTTCAGATTCGGTAACTGTAAACTGGGCTAGATTATTTAAAGTTGATGGTACATCTATTGGTGATAACGTTGCTAATTTAACAAATAAAAAGTTAGCAATATATCTTAAAGGTAACTTTACAATATCTGGTAAGGTTTGGTTGGCTGCAAATATGACGGCTAAACCAACTGTAGTTGCAACAGAATTTAATAGTGGTTTGATTGCATCTAGCATTGTTGTAAATAATGATGGAACATACACTTTACCAAATATTGAGGAACAAACAAAATATAAAATTAGTGTATTATTCCCACAAGATAGTTTAACCAATATTAGAGATTATGCGGTAACTATAACCGATGGTACTAAAACTTATGATGAATTTACAAAAACTGATGTAAGCCAACAATATAGTAAATTGTATCTTAAATCAGGTTTAGCTTACTTACAAGCAGATATAAATAAAACAGGAACATTAGATGGTGGTGATGCGTATGGTATATACGCTTCGGTTTCTGGGTTGAAAAAAATAGATACGGCTAATTTAATAAGTGTATTCCATGCGGCTGAATATGACTCTTTAGTTTTAGGACAAAATCAATGGACTACATGGGCAAATTACATAAACAGAGGTGAGTTTGTAGTGGATAGTGTACAAACATCTAACCTTACTGTAAATTTAAAATATATGATTTTGGGTGATGTTAATAGAAGTCATTCATCTCCTGTATTTAATCAATCGGGTACTGAAGTATTAGCATACAATATTATAGGTAATATGGATGTTAATATTCCAGACACTTATACCGCAGCTGGTCAACCATTATTCGTACCATTCAATGTTAGTTTTGCAGACAACAAACAAAATGCAGGACTTCAATTTGAAATGAAATATGACCCAACCAAAGTTAAATTTGAAGAAATCGTATCAAATATACAAGGCCCTTGGTTACAATATGTAACACATGATGAGCAAAATGGTATTGTTAGATTTGGTGGTATGAACAACCAAAATAGTGGATTTTTAACTGGTAATTCTACACCATTTAAACTTAAATTTTCACCGATTGGAAATAATGATATAACATCAAATATATATGTTAGAAGATTAATGGATGCATCTGATGTAAATGGTGACCCATTTGCAATAACATTAGCATCTGATAGAGTTACTATTAGTAATAAAGCAATGCCTGGCTTTGTTAATGGTGGTATGATGAAAGAAATTACGGCTAAGGTTTACCCAAACCCAAGCAACGGTATGTTTGAGTTAGTAGTAGATTTCCCAGAACCAAATATGTTCGTTGTAGCTAATGTTTATGATTTTGATGGTAATTTGGTTAAACGAATTGGTAAAATTCAAGCAGAACAATACTTATTGACAGCACAAACACGTGTTGAAATGCAGGGAGCAAGACCTGGCGGTGGTTATTTTGTATCGTTACAATCTCCAAATGGTAAAGCAGTTACGAAGAAATTATTAATATTATAAAATAAAATTTTATGTCTGAAGAAGTACAAGAAAATGATGGAACTTTGTCTGGTTTAAAAAAGACTATTATTGGTGTAGTAACAACCGCAGTGATGGGTTTAGGAACTTGGGGAGTAACTCAAATTACAGGCGGTGGTGATGAACCAGCACCTGTTCAACAAGCAGCTCCAGTAATCAACATTACCAACTCCAACCAACAAGCTCAACAATCTGGTGGAACTAAAGTAATTGAAAGAGTAATAGAAAAACCAGCAGCTCAACCAGCACCGGCTCCAAAGCCTAAGAAAAAAGAAGGTGATGAGTTCAAAGAAGAAGCACCTAAGTGGTAATTTAAAATATAAAAAATTTATATAAAATGGCAGAACAACCAAGTGGGTTTAAAGACCTATTGAACAAAATGATGGCCAGAAGATGGTACATCACTGCATTAGTATTGGGTGGATTTATGTTAATAATGGGCGGTATGTTTGCGGCCATTTTTAACAAATCCGATATAGCAGGAGAGTGGAAAGAACTTCTACTCCTTTTATTAGGAGCCTTTATCGGTTCTTATGGTAAAATCATTGACTATTGGTTTAGGGATACTGATAAGGATAAAATGTTAGTTCAGAAAATGGATGAAGAAGATGGTACATCAATGAGTAACACAGCTGATATGCCTGTAACTCCACCAAATAATACTCCATTAATTCCAGAAGCATTTACCGCAGCAATTTCAAATGCAGCATCTCAACCAAAAGAAGTTAATTCTCAAATTACTGATGCAGTTACTACTGAAGCTCCAAAAGCTAAAGTTGGTGTTGAAATTGATGAAGATGGTGATGGTGTAATGGATGGACTAGACTTAGATGGTGATGGTGATATCGATGAATACTTTACACATAGACAATGTGAGCACGTTTGGGGCGATTTGGATGGCAATGGTACAGAAGAGTGTATTAAATGCGGAAAAATCAAAGACGATGAAGAAGGATAATAAAATAAACGAAAGTTTAATTGGTTTTGGAATTGTAATTGTTTGGTTTATATTAATGTTTGTTATAGCTCAATATGTTGTGTAATAAACAATAATAAAATTAAAATTATGGGATTCTGGAAAGATTTATTTAGTGATGATAACCAAATTAACGAAAAATCAGTAGTTGGATTTGGTGCATTTGTAATGATGGTAATAACATTGGCAACTGATTTAGTTACCGGAGTATTGGGTAGAGAGATGCCAATTCACGAATTTGTATTTGATGGATTTATGGTAATAACATTAGGTTCATTTGGTATAGCATCGGTTGATAAATTCATCAACGCTAAAAAGGGAAAAGAAAATTCTGAAGAAGAATTAGGATAAAAAGAGGGGAGAACAATCTCCCCTTTTTACATTTACTAAAAATATTATTATGAAAAAACTATTATTTTTATTTACATTAATTTCAACACTTAATCTTAGTGCTCAAACTATTGGTACTACAAAAACCGAACAATATAAAGCTTCGTTTGAAACACAAATTGATATTTCTCAATATATGGATTATGATGGACCACAAATTCCAATTCAAATCTTAAAATGTGGTATATCCGATGAAATGTACGAACTATATCCTGAACTAAAAGAGAAAAGAGTTGGATTGGGTGTTGCAAACATTTCAATGGAATATTTAGAAAATCTTAATAGATTTAAATTTACTGAAGATAAAACTGAAATTAAAAATAGAATGGTTAAGCAATTCCAAGCATCTCAAGCTGGAATAGCTGAAAATCCATTAGATGGTAGAGGTAAAATTAACTTAGCAAAATACTTTGTAACAATAGAGTGCTACGATTATTCAATATCAGAAGATGAGACGGTAAATCTTAAAGATGGTGTTAAAAATATGATGGTAACTCGTATTGGTTTACAGGTTCGTTTTACTGATGCGGAAACTGGTGTAGTATTTGGTGCTAGTGGGTTGGGTGAAGCAACAACAACTAGAGAACTAACATTACTTTCAGATGCTACTGTAGACCCAGTTAAATTTAATCAATCAACCATTTCTATCGCCACAAAGAAAGCATTGGATATTGCTTGTGCAAGAATTCTACAAAGAATGGTAACCAAAGGTATATTTACTAAGTAATAAGTTTCAATTAATAATTGAATGTACAAATGTATAAATGAAAAAATGGCTAGTAACTATTCTAACAATTGTTACATTTTTAATATCTAATAAGGTATCTGGCCAAATATTGTCTTATACGTTTGTTGACCCTTGTACACAAGCGGTGACCGTATTTAGTATTCCTGCTCAAGGGACGGTAGTTTTCTTTTTAAATCAATCAAGAAGTTTTACTCCAGCTGATGTTGCAAGTGGCGCATTAGCATCTTGGATAAATCAAGTTTATGCGGCTTATAGATTGGTAGCACCTTGTGGACAACAACAAGGACAGGTAACGCAAAACCAAATAACAACGCAAATAATCAGTAGTACAGTTCAAAGTGTGGTTGGTAGTATAATGTCATCTGCACAATCAGCATCAGCTGGTATGAATGTTAATTCCAGCTCATCTGGTAACAATAACAAATCGGGTAATCAAAATAATAGTGGTGGTTCTACCGCTGGTTCAAATAATAATGGTGGAAATAATACAACATCAAGTGGGGGTAATTCTGGGAGCAATTCTGGAGGTTCTGGGAGCAATTCTGGGGGTTCTACTAATAATGGTAGTGGTGGTTCAACTGGTAGTTCTGGAGGTTCTGGGGCAGGTTCTGGGGGTTCTGGAAGCGGTTCTAGTGGGGGTGGAACTACGACAGGGGGTTCTACAACCAATACTGGTGGTTCTACCGGTTCAAGTGGAGGTGGGAGTACTTCGAGTGGTGGTTCAACAACTGGTAGTACAACACAAAGCGGTCAAAGTAGTGGTGAAAAAAAGGCTGAAGAAGTTGCTGCAACAACAACGATGAACGTTGATGCTCATAATGGTGGTGGTGAATCCGGAGGTGAATCTAGCAGTAGTGGCGGTGGTGGTAAAGGTGGAGGTAAATCCAGCTCAAAATCATCCAACTCAAATCCTATGTTAGTACAATCAGATTTGACAACTGCTCAAAATTTAGATAAAAGTTTTACACCAATTTTAAATTTAGGTATATCACAAGCATCAATGACTGGAGCATCAAGTTGGGGAGTAACATCTATGACTTGGTTAAACTTTAGACAGTTTGCTTTGAGCGCAAGATATACAAGTATGATATTTAATAAAACTGGGACAGTAAAATATATAAGTAATTTTAATTTAACAGGTGTGTATTCTTATGGAAACATTTTAGGTTTTGTTGGTTATAGTGGTATATTGAATGCTGGAAAATATGGAGTTACTGGTTTTAATGCAAGTGTAGCAGCTACATTAATATCAGAAGATAAATCTTCATTCTTTTCACCATCATTAACCGCATTTTATACAAAACCATTTATGGTTGGTAAAAAGCTTACAATTTCACCGGAGTTATATGTTATATCAACACCATTAATATATTCATCTAAAGAAGAGGTTTTTCAAACGGATAGAACATTTAGTGGATTTATAGGAAGCGGGTTTGATTATCAAATTTCTAAAAGATTTAAATTTAATATAAATTATAAGGCAAATTTAAGTACAAACCCTGATTTCCCAATATTATCATTTTTCTTAATTGGAAGTAAGGTAAATTTATAATGAAAAAGTTATTAATAATATTATTGAGTTTTTTACCATATTTGGTATTTTCTCAAGCAACAACGGTATCATTAGGTACGTCAAGCACAGGTGTACTATCACTAAGTCACAATACGTGGACAAAGGTTGACCCTAACGTAACCATAACGGCAAATGGTAACATAACTGGATTTAGAGTTCAAATATCACAAGCATATACAAGTGGTGCTAGTGGTGACCAATTAAGGTCAACTGTAACATTACCTTCTGGTATTAGTGTATCTACATTTAACACAACAACGGGTATTTTAATTTTTAATGGTACAACAACCGCATCTAATTGGCAAACTATATTAAGAGGTGTTGAATTTAAATCCACTTCTTCAAGTTGTTATGCATTACAAAGAAGAGTAACATTTGTTGCTGGTACGGTATTCTACAATCCACTAACTGAACATTTTTACGAATATGTTGCGGGAAGTACAACTTGGACGAATGCAAAAACATCAGCAGAAAATCGTTCTTATTTTGGTAGAGTCGGTTATTTGGCAACAATGTCATCCGAAGCGGAAAATAACTTTGTTTGGAAATTGATGTCCTCTGATGCGTGGTTTGGTGCTTCCGATGAAGTATCTGCTGTAAATACGGCAAAAGGAAGTACCGCTTTTGCATCACAATCAGCTGTTGAACAAAAATGGCATTGGGTAACCGGTCCTGAAAAGGGTACACAATTTTCAAATAGTTCAACAGCGGTAACAGGTCAATATTCAAAATGGGCTGGTGGTGAACCAAACAATGCGGGAGGTGAACACTATGGACAATTCTATTCATCTAATAACGGTCAATGGAATGATTTACCAAATGTAAATTTAGGTGGATATGTTTGTGAATATGGGGATATGCCAGGAGATATTACATCAAGCACAACCATATTAACAAAGGATATTGAGATTAGTGGAGCATCAAGTGGTTACCTAAGTGGCGGTGATATAAATGTATGTTCTGGTAGTAATAGTACCACTTTAACGCTCAATGGATATACAGGTAGTGTTGTTAGATGGGAATCTTCATTTGATAACTTCTTTACGGCTGGTACTACAATATCAAGTACATCTTCAAGTATCACTGTTAGTAACCTTACAAAAACAACTTATTATAGAGCAATTGTAAACTCATCAAGTCCTCAAAGTTGTTCTAATTTACCAACTTCAAGTGTTTTCTTATCAGTTAAACCAACAAAATCGGGAAGTATATTTGCAGTTAACAATTCAATTTGTGCTGGTGGACAAGTTGAACTAACACTTTCAGGTCAGCAAGGAAATGTAAATAAATGGCAACGTTCAACTGATAATGTGAATTGGACTGATATATCAAATACTACAACAAGTCTTACTGAAACATTAAGTAACGCAGGAACTTATTATTATAGAGTTCAAGTTCAAACTCCAAATTGTGGTAGTGCAGTTAACTCTGATTCAAAAACAATTACCGTAACATCTGGAACACCTCCAGTTGGTGGTTCTGTTTCTTCAGCAAATCATTCAACCACAAGTAACTCTGGGACACTTACATTAAGTGGATATAGTGGAACTATTGTAAAATGGCAACGTTCAACCAATGAGGGGGTTACATGGACTGATATTACAAATACAAACACAACGTATTCATACACTAATATTACAGCAAAAACATTATTTAGAGTACAATTACAAAGTGGTACTTGTGGATTTGCATATTCTACCGCTGGTATTGTTAATATAGTTTATACAATATCCGGTACAATCACATTACCAGCATCAACAACATTATCGCCTATGATAACAATAAGTTTATATAAAGTTGTTGGTAGTACAGAAACTTTAGTAAAAACCGATACATTAAACTCAAATGGTACATATTCATTTGATGTACCTGAAAGTGGTATTAATTATAAAATAGTACCATCTTTGGTAATGCAAGGTATAACTTTGGATGATTTCAATCCTGCTTTTAATGAGGTTATGAATATGAATACACCAAATAACACAACATCTGGATTACATTTAAATTCTGGTAAAAAATGGAAAGCAGCTGATATTAGTAGAAATGGATTCTTAGATTTAGGAGATGCTTTCCTAATAGCAGCTCATATAACTAATTTAGTACCCATCAATAAAGTACTATGGTTTACTTCAGCAAATTATGATTCGTTAACACAATCAAACTATGGTTCAGTAAATGCGGTTGAATCATTTTCATTCAGTTCTGTTAGTTCTAGTGTTACCCAAAACATAAAATATTGTATATTGGGTGATGTAAATCTTTCACATTCTTCAAACTAACATTTTTACGTTTTAACAACTTTAGATATTTATACCTGTTAAAAAGTATTTAAATATGAAAAACAAATTACAACAAGAAGTTCAACAAAATGTTGAAAAAGTAAAAGAATTTAAAAATAATAATAAAAAGCTCCTTTTGGTGGCTGGTATCTTATTATTAGGTTTTTTATTGTGGGGAACGTTTTCAAACAAATATCATAAGAAAGAAATCAAAGCCTTAGAGAAGGAAATAGAATTGGTTCAGGAAAAGTTTGAAGAAGCGGTAATTGAAAAGGAAAGATTGAGAGATTCTTCTGAAGTATATGAAACAATAGCTGCACAAGCAGAATTAGAAGCTGATAAATTTAGAGATAAGGCTGCAAGAGAAAAGAAAGATAAAGAAACTGCGTTAGCAGCTTTGAAGAATTTACCAAAGGATGAAATTGATACATTTTTGGCTAAAAGATATGTAAATGTTGAAAAAGCAGATGTTAATTTAGATTTGGATAAAAACGTAGGTAATGCAATAGTGGTTGAGTTAGTGGAAAAAGACCATTTAGTAGGTCAATTAGCAACTTCTGATAGTTTAAACACCACACTAACAGGTCAAGTTAGTTCTTTAAAAACATCTTTAGACTTTTCAAAATCTGCACTAATTTCAGCAGATTCGGCGATTGCACATAAAACGAAACAATTTGAGTTACAACAACAGGTAAGTGATTTACTTAAAAAAGACCTAAAAACTGCAAAAAACAAAGCATTTTGGAATAAATTTAAAGGTGCTGGTGTTGGTTTACTTATTGGGTTTGGTGTTGGTATATTAGCTAAATAATTAATTATGATAAAACTAACTGAAATATTAACCGAAGAAACTCCTATCTATAAAGATTGGGATGAGTTTGTAAATCCTCATCACATTATTGTACATCTTAAAAATGGTAAAAAGTTAAAGGTAGATAGAAGTAGAGTAAAGGGTGGAAATGCTGCTTACCATGCAATCCTCAAAGCGTTTAATGACAATAACTACAAAATTACCAATAAGATTGTGAAAGCTATGATGGATATAAAACAAACTCGTAATATGCCGGGTTCTATAATAGCTATCGAAGATAATGAAGGTATGATTGTTTATTCAGAAAGAATATAAAATGAAAATTACAGAGTGCATTATAGTATCTAAAGAAATTAACGATAAGTTTATCTTAGCTAAAAATAGAGATAGAGCTTATAATCCTTCTTTAGAAATTGTACACACTATCATTGATGGTGTTGAAGTTGCATATCTGCACGATTTGGTAACCGATTGGAGTGAGGGTTTAAACGAAAAAGGTATTGGTGTTGTGAACTCAGCATTACTTGTAGGACATGATGAGGCTGAACATAAAATTGTAAAAAAAGGTGGTAAACCTGGACCTGATGGTGATAAGATGAGAAATATCATCAAACAACCAACTTTATTAAATGCAATAAGAGCTGCACTTAAATACAAAGGTAAGAGTGGGTTATCTCTTAAAGGTCATACATTTGTATCATCTCCAAAACATATGGTTAGTATTGAAACCACATCAAAGCATAAGCCGGATGTTAAACTTCAAAACTCCGAATCACCCGTTGTTCGTACAAATCACGGACACCTATTCACCGATGCAGGATACACACATGGTGAAAAATACTTATCATCTAAATTGAGAAAGATATCAGCGGAAAAATCAGTTGATAAAGTAGATGATTGGACAGAAATATCAGCGGCTATGAGAAAGGAATACTTTCCAAATAGACCACAATTGAATATGAAAAGAGACACCAAAGAGATGTCTACTTCTTCTCAGACAGTAATGAATCTTACTGATAAGATATTACAAATAACCTATTTTAAAGATAAGGTTAATGAATTTAAAGGTATTAATAATCAATTACCAAAAGATTATCAGCCTAAAATCAAAATCGAAATAATAGCTATATAACTTTAAGTTTTCGTTTATTACATATTTATAGATAAGCAAAAATAAATATGCAATAGTATGTCAACTGATTTTGAATTATTCAAAGGTAAATCGTTAAGTTCTCTTTTTGAGGATATTTACAATAACCAAATACAAAAAAAAGCTAAAATAAGCGAGCTTATCAATGAATTAAAAAAAATGATAAAGCATGCTGGTGATGTAGCTGTGATAGGTCCAATTATTAAAGACCTTATCGAAACTTCCGTAAAAAATGATGACCAACTTGTTAAATTGGCCACAATTGCACAAAGAATTATAGCGGGAGAGAAAAAAACTGAAGGACAGGAAGGATACCTATCAGCAGAAGAAAAAGCACAATTATTAGCAGAAATAGATTCTATTCAACAAGAAGTATCAAAAGTTGATGACCTTCAGTTTGAAATTGATGAAATTAAGGATAAAATAAATTAATATGGGTTTAGTTAATGCTGGGGTTGTAAACGTTAGGGGTGCACAAACTGGTACTACATCTCCAATTTCCAAAAAAGGATTTGGTTATGTGTATAGTATTATATTGGATGAAACACACCCTAGAATAAAAGAAAAGGTTGGTAACACTATAAGTGAACCAAATATGTCTTTAATAGGATGTATCGAGTTTAGATTTTCGAGCGATAATGTATCCGATGAAGAAAACCTACCATTAGCATATCCATTTGATAAAAACTTTGTAAACCTTCCTGTAAGAAACGAAACAGTTGAAATTTGGCAGGGTGAAGGTGGACAAAACTTTTATAGAAGAATTGGTGATGATATAACACCAAATATAAATGCAGATGAAAAAGCTATAAGTAAAACATTTGCACCAAAATCAACAAAAGATAATTCTTCAAAAAATTATCAAAAAGTACAAGCAACTTCCATAGCTAGAACCGATAGTAATGAATCATCAAAATATGATGGGTATGGTGATTATTTTAAAACTGAAGCTGGGATACATAAATTAAAATTGTACGAAGGTGATAGTTTACTACAAACTAGATTTGGTCAATCAATACGATTTAGTGGTTTTAATAACAACAATAAAGAATTTTCTCCTGTAATAATATTAAGAAACTCTGAAAATTCTATATCAAAAAATAAATCAATTACCGAACCTACCGAAGAAGATTTTAGTAGAGATGGTAGTATAATAGCATTGACATCAAACCAATATCAAATAGGTTTTCAACCGGGTACTGTGGATGATGGTGGAACTTCTGATTTTGAAACTAAACCAAACTCATTTAAAGATTTTCCAAAAAAATTAATAGGAGATAACGTATTAATAAATTCTGGTAGATTAATATTATCAGCTAGAAATGCTGAAATGATGTTTTTCTCAAAGAAAAATTATGGATTTATTTCAGACGGTGCATTATCAATAGATAATAAATTAGGTGTAAATGTAAATGTTGGTGATAATACAAATTATACAACAAACGACAGAGATATTAATTTTAACACTGGAAACGGAAAAATAAATTTAGGTAATAAAGAATTAGAACCAATTGTAAAAGGACAAAAATTAGTTGATATTTTAAAAGAATTAATTGATACAATAGTTGCACAGGTTTATCTAACACCATCCGGTCCAACTGCAACAGGTCCAACAAATTTAGCGGACTTTAATAGTATAAAATCCAGATTAAATACGATACTTAGTGAATTAAATAAAACATCTTAATATGTCTTGGGCTATATTCAAAGCAAATATTTTAAGATATGCTAATAATCCGAATAGCCTGCAAGATGTAGATTCGGTTGCTAATCTTTGGGCTAAAGAATATGATGCTGCTATAAAAAGAGGATTTGATACTGTAAACTTCGTTACTTTAAAAAAAGGTAATGTTGAAATTTTAGAACAATTGTTTAAAGCAGCTTTGTTAAAAGGGCAAACATCAAAACAACCTTATGATTTAGTTGGTGCTATGGGTAATGCTGTAAAAGCATATTGGGCAGGTGGTATAATGAATGAAATACCAATACCACTAATACCAGCACCCGGTGCAGTTTCAAACATTAGCGTTGTTTCAAATGTTGTTATAAACCCTGGTACTTGGACTCCACCAACATCAAGACCATCCGTTGGTATAACACCAAATTTAAATGGAACTGAAGTGGAAACTACACAAGACCCAACAATGTCAGAAGAGGAGTTAGCTGGGGCTAATGAAGATTTAGCAACCGCTGAAACTGATTTGGAAGAGTTTGCAGCTTCTGGTCAAGAAGAAGCAGCAGTTACCGCTGAAGAACAAATACAATATCAGCAGGATAGAATAGATTCTGAAGAAAATACATCTATGTTTGTAGAAGAAGCAAATTTAAGCGAAGAACAACAACAACAAATAGAAGAAGTAAAAAATGATAATGAAGCAGAGCCTGTATCCGATGATAATATTGGTAAGAAGATTGTTGCTATGGCTTTGAAAGATTTGGGAACTTTAGAAAATCCACTCCCACCTAAAACACCGGAAAATTCAGGTGAAAGAGTTTTAACGATGCTGAGAAATACCGGAATAAACGGACCTGCATATTGGTGTGCTGCGGCTGTTACAACTTGGTATAAAGCAGCAGGCGCAGCTTATCCACCAAGTGGTGCAGCTTCTTGTGATGTTTGGATGAATTGGGCTAAAAGAAATAAATTATTTAGTAAAACACCAGCAGTTGGTGCGGCTATCTTATATGGTAGCTCTTCAGATGCTCATCATATAGGAATTGTAGAAACTGTTGTTGGGAGCAAAATAACAACAATAGAAGGAAACACAAGCGGTGGTGGATTTAATAGAAATGGAGTTGGTGTATTTAGAAAAACCCCAAACGCTTCAAAAGCACTTGGATTTGTATTACCTAAAAAGAAATAAAAAATGTCAGTATTACCACCATCAAATAATACATCGGCAATAATAGATGATTTTATAAATTACGCTACACAACATCTTACAACTGTTAGTGGTGTAATAACCACAGTATCATTATATCCTGCAGCTCCAACGCCTGTGCCTGGACCTGGTGCTATAACTTGGACTGGGTACACTGTCACTCCATCTGTACCAACCCCACCATTCCCTACTGCAAATTTTGACCCAAATTTAGTAGAAACTCCAATTGCAGATACTACATCAATAGAGATGACAGATTCTCAATTAGCTGTATCGGAACAAGCAAGTTTAAATGGTTCTAATATAAACGAAGCAACGGCGATGGCTTTTGAAAGTGATGAAGAATTCACACCCAGTCAAATAGAATCAGCAGAAGCTGCGTTAGTTGAAGATGCTGAAAATCAACCAACGCCAACTGAAGCAGAACCAATCGATGATGATATTAAACAGGTTCCTAATTATAAAACAAACGTAAAAGTTCCACCTGAGATGGTTGTTGCTATGAGAAAATATGGTGTTGGTAGAACTGCGATTCAAAGAGCACACCTATTAGCTCAATGTGCACATGAGTCTGGTGTATGGATATACAAAGAAGAAATTGCTTCTGGAGCGGCTTATGAGGGTAGAAAAGATTTGGGAAATACCCAAACTGGAGATGGTAAACGTTACAAAGGTAGAGGATATGTACAATTAACAGGTAGGGCTAATTATAAAAAGTATGGACCTGTTGCTGGTGCGGATTTTGAAAATAACCCAACAATAGTTGCAACTAGGTACTTTGCAGATACGGCCTGTATGTTTTGGAAATCAAATAAATTAGATGCAAAAGCAGTTGATTCAAGCGAAACTACCATAAAAGTTATAAGTAAAAGGATTAATGGTGGGTATAATGGATTGGCTGATAGAATGAAAAAATTCAAATTATATTGGACAGAGTTGCAGAAAGACCCTACGCTGTGGAGTTAAAACGCAAAAATACTTTATCCAAATATTTATAAACATAACAAAGATAAACTATTATGAATACAGATAAATTGTTAAAAGCAATTCAAATTCTCATAAAAGAAGAACTTAAAGAAACACTTCCAAAATTAATAAAAGAAAGTGTTAAAATGGAAGTTAAGAGAATTTTGGCTGAAAATAAAGTATCTCAACCCAAAAAAGCTGAGAGTAGCTTATCTATGGCTAAGGCTATATTAGGTAATGAAGATACTATAATTGAAAATGTGGAAAAGAAAGTTTACACCAAAAATGGTATGATTAACGATATTCTAAACGAAACCAGAATGCAATATGCTGGTTCTCCATACGAAGTATCTGAATCTACTATGGTTTTCGATTCTTCTAATGTACCTATGTCAACTGGTATTGCACCGGATTTAAGAGCTCAAATGGCAGCTAAAATGGGATATAGTGATATGGGTGGTAAAAGAACTGGATTGGGTGTACAAACCGGTGTGGCTGAATTAGATAAAGCATTCAATAGAGATTATAGCGAATTGGTAAAAAGATTTAAGAAGTAATGGCAATAGTATTAGGACAAAGAAAGGTTAAAGATTTAAAAGAATTCGAAGATTATGCGATTGGTATAACGTTACCTCTCCAGATTGGAAATACTGCCTTTAATCAATCTTTTAAAACTATTGACCAGGTTAAAACAAATATAAAAAATTTGTTATTAACTAAGAAAAGAGAAAGAGTAATGCAACCAAATTTAGGAAGCGGTTTGCAAGAACTTCTTTTTGATTTTAATGATGATACGTTAGCAGAAAAAATAGAGCAAACTATTACAGACGCTATTCAAACTTGGTTACCATATATTAATATAGAAGAAATAAACGTACAACAATCAAATGAACTAAAGGATTCGAACAGAGTTGGTATATCTTTATCATTTACTGTTGGAAATGAGGTTGATTTAAATAGCGTAAGCTTTACAATATAACAAAAATGGCATTAACCACATCAAATAACAATTTTACAAATAGAGGTAAGGATATAAAGTATCTTAATAAGGACTTTGCTAGCTTTCGTGCAAATTTAATAGAATTTACAAAAGCTTATTTTCCAAAAACTTATTCGGATTTCAATGAAACTTCACCTGGTATGATGTTTATTGAATTAGCATCATATGTTGGTGATTCACTATCTTATTATGTAGATGATACACTTAAAGAATCTTTTTTAGCATACGCTGAAGATACTCAAAGTGTTTTGGCGTTATCTCAATTTATGGGATATAAACCAAAAGTAACATCACCTGCAATAACAACTCTTTCTTTATATCAATTAGTACCTTCTATTGGTAGTGGTGCTAGTAATCAACCTGACTCTATGTATTATTTGAGAGTGAAAGAAGGTATGAGAGTTGAATCTACTACAAGTCCAAAAGTTTTATTTAGAACAACGGATGTTGTAGATTTTTCAGAAGATTCAAATAGAGAAATAACGGTATATCAAAGAGATTCAAATACTGGAGAACCAACATTTTATTTAGTTAAAAAACAAGTATCTGCAATTTCTGCGGAAGAAGTAACTCAAACTTTTGATTTTGGTTCATATGAATCATTCAGAAAAATTAATTTATCTGATACAAATATAATTCAAATATATGATGTTAGGGATGATAATGGTAATAAATGGTATGAAGTTCCTTATTTGGCACAAGAAACTATATTCATAGAGCAACCAAATACGGAAATAAATGACCAAGACCTTTATCAATTTAAATCTACTGTACCTTATGTTTTAAAAACTATAAAGACATCAAAAAGATTCACAACTTTAGTAAATCCTGATAGTACAACAACTATACAATTCGGTGTAGGTGACCCATCGGCAAACGATGAATTACTCATACCAAATATGAAAAATGTTGGATTGGGTTTACCAAATTCAATTAGTAGATTAGAAGAATCATTTGACCCTACTAACTTTTTAAAAACCAAAACATACGGAGTATCACCAGCTAATACAACATTAACTGTAAAGTATTTTGTAGGTGGTGGTATTGTATCAAATGTAGCTAAGGGTACATTGACTAGATTAAATGGAGTTGAGTACGAAGAAGATTTAACTAAATTTACTGTACAAGAAAGAATATTATATAATACAGTCAAAAACTCTTTGGCAGTAGATAATGAAATCCCAGCTACTGGTGGTAGAGGCGGTGAAACTATTGAAGAAATTAGACAAAATGCTTTGGCAAATTTTGGTTCACAAAATAGAGCAGTAACCGCAAAGGATTATCAAGTTAGAGCATTATCTATGCCTGCTAGGTTTGGTGGTATTGCTAAAGCATACGCTACTGCTGATGGTACATTGGATAATAACTCACCATCATCTATTCTTGCATCACCAAATACATTACAAGAGTTTACCGATTTGGTAATGAGTTTTGTAAATAAACCAGATAGTGAAGAACCAAATACACAAAGTGTAAAGGATGAAATTCAAAAGTTTTTAATTGGAAAAACTTCAAATGAAAATGAAAAAAATAATCCGTTTGCTATAAACCTTTATTTGTTGGGATATGATAATGCTGGTAGATTGACTCAATTAAACAGAGCAGTTAAAGAAAATTTAAAAACATATCTAAACGAATATAGAATTCTAACCGATGGTATTAATATAAATGATGGATTTATTATAAACATTGGAATTGAGTTTGAAGTAATTTGCTATCCAAATTATAATAAAAGTGAAGTTGTTGCAAAATGTATATCTCAACTAAAAGATTATTTTAATATGGATAAGTGGAGTTTTAACCACACTATTAATCTTAGTGAAGTTGAATTAGCATTGGCAAATGTTGAGGGAGTATCATCAGTTCCTATGGTTAAGATTATAAATAAATGTGGAGGTAATTATACAAATAACTCATATAATATAGATGCGGCAACTAAAGGTAAGATTATATATCCATCATTAGACCCATCAGTTTTTGAAATTAAGTTTCCTGATTCAGATATTAAAGGGAGGGCAAGATAATGGCATACTATTTTATGACAGCATCAAAAGATGCATCGATATACCTACAACAGCCTAACCAAAACGCAGGGCTTGATGAGATATTAGAAATAAGTAAAGTTTACTATGGTACGATAAAAGACGTATCAAGAGCTCTTATAAAATTTGATGTTGGTTATATATCATCATCCATATCAACTGGAACTATTAAACTTCAAGAAGCTAACTTAATTTTAAGAGAAGCCCAAAGTGAAGAAATTCCATTGGAATATACAATATATGCATTTCCAATAAGTGGTAGTTGGGAAATGGGTAAGGGTACTAGGTTTGATGATATATCAACCGCTGGTGTTACTTGGAATTATAGAGAAGGTGATTCAAAATTAGATTGGTTAGAAAATACATTAGAAGTTGGAAGTGATGCAAATCCTAACAATGGTACTGGGGGAACTTGGTATTTGACTAGTGGTTCTACTCAATCATTTAATTACCAAACATCCGATATACAAATGGATGTTAAAAACATGCTTAAAGCATGGATGAGTGGTTCTTTAACAAACGATGGTATTATACTAAAGCATTCTGATTCTAAGGAAAATGATACGCAAGATTATGGTATCATAAAACTATTTAGTAAAGAAACCAATACAATACACCAACCAAAAATAAGAATAGGTTGGGATGACCAAATATTTTCAACAGGTTCTTTATCTGAATTAGTAGTTGATGATATTGTTGTTGGAATAAAAAACTTCAAAACGGAATACAAGTTAGAAGCAACACCAACATTAAGAATATTTGGTAGAGAAAGATATCCATTAAAAACTTTTTCAACAACATTTCAATATAACAATATAAAATATCTACCTGAAACATCATATTATCAAATAAAAGATTTTGCTTCTGATGATATCATTATACCTTTTTCGGATTACTCAAAGATTAGTTGTGATAGTGATGGAAACTACATTAAATTAAACTTATCAAATTGGGAAGCTGATAGAGTATATAAGATTGAATTCAAAATTGAATCAAATGGAAGTATCCAATATTTTGATGGGGATTATACATTTAGTGTAGTAAAAAAGTAATATGAATAATAACACAGGACTTAAAAATGAGGTTCTTATTTCAGAACTATTAACCAGCGGTTCTTTGGCATTACCTGCCAAAAACGAATATGGTGTCCATTTGTTTGATTCAAAAAATTTAGAAGATGGTGTTGTAAGTGGTAAATTGGTTAAACCAAAATATAATGAAGAGGAACTTCTTAAATCAGTTGATACTACAATTATTGAACTTCTTCCAATTGCAGCACCTGATTTACCTGATACTGTTTTAAGGTCTATTTATAACGAAGCAACTCAATCAATATTAGATTTAAGAGTAGAAGTTAGAAGGTTAAATAATGAAAATTCTGATTTAAGAGCAAAAGTTCAAGAATTAGAAATTATATCTCAAAGTTTAAGAGTGGAATTGGATTCTAAAGAATTGGTTGTGGCAGCTGCTCAAAATCAATCGTATCAATCGAATTTAAAAGTATCATCAACCATAACTGAATTACAAAATGCTATTCAAAAGGCAACAATAGAATCTATTCAACGAGTTTCATTATTTGCAAGAAATCAATCATTGGAACAAGAATTGGTTAATCTAAGAGAACAACTATTTGGTAAAGAAGGTAAAGCAGCAGAGGGAGCAGCAGTTAGTGATTCATTCTCAGCTAAAATTCTTGAGGTTGCAAATAAAGATTTGGCAAATATAGCTTATAGAGCAAGAGCAAATCAAAAT